ACCTAATCCAGCTGCCATAGTCCTATCTCCTTAGTAACTTAATACGCCGCTATCAAGCAAACCGTATATAGATGAGTTTAGTATAAAGCCGTCAATAATTGGCTCTAAAGTGGTAAGTGTTGTTTTCCAGCTGTTAGGCGTAATGCTCATAGCAACGCCAAACACCTGCAAAGTCTTAGTTAGCGTTGATCCGCCAGGCTGGTTAGTTGTAATAGTTACAGGGTCAAAGTAATCCAGGCTAAGCGCTGCAATAATGCCTAAGTTGTAGTTATCGGTATAGAGGTCTAGCTGAATAGCATCGCAACGGATGCTGGTCTCAGCTCTAGATGCAACGTATGCCTGTGCATAATCCAGGGCTACGGCATCGGTCTCCATTAGTAGGTTTTGCTGGTTGTAGCTATGCACAAAGTACTTATCTATGCTGGCTGTGTTAGTAGCTACCTGGGTTGTGCCCCCTGTACGGGTAACGCTGGCTGAGTTGTAAACTAAGGTATCGTCAAGGCGCCACACCGCATTAAAGTAGCTAATATCTGTACCGTTATCGTTAAATACTGTAGGCGTAGCCCCTGTACTGCCCGCCGTTACGTTACGATCTTGAAAGACAAACGAGCCAGCGGCATCTACATACAAAGCCCCGTACTCGCTAGTCTCCACCGTTTGCATAGCTGCAAGGCTTGTGCGGGCTGTGCCTGGGTCTGCCTGCATTGTGGTTAAACCTGCATCCACGTCACGCATAGAGGCTGGCCAGTCAATAGCATCTAGCAAGGCGTTAATTCTTGCACCGCTAAGCTGACCCGCTGAGGTGCCTGCCACGGTACTGATTTGTGCGTTTTGTGCGAGTCTAAAAGCATCTACAGCTTGGATAGTTGTATAAACCACATCATTAGCGTTTTTAGGTGTAGTGGTTGTATAGCTAGTAATAAAGCCTGAAAAGATAGGGTAAGTAGTTGCCCCGTATGTAGCCGTAATCTGCACTTTACGCATAGGCGTTAGTAAGTTGTAATACGGCCCGCTTGGGTTTTGCGGGTTAAAGTCTCCGTTTTGGTCAACGATACGCAGCGATAGGGTGCCCGTTTGGAATTGGTCAGCCTGTGGGTTACGCCCGCGCTTTGTTTCAATACTATCTACTACGTTAGATACATCCACAATAACTGCAGCGCTATCTGCTAACACGTTGGTACCTAAAATGCCAGTATCCAAAATCATAGCCTGAGCAAAGGCTGGCCCAGTACTAAAGTTAATTACGGCGTGAATTACGGGTACGGTCATATTGCCCCAGCAAAGTTAAGGTTATTGCCAAACCTATTATTTTCTTGTACGGCAGTTTGTACTACTTCAATAAGGCCGCTTGTCTTGTCTATAATCTCTACCGTTACAGCCGTGCCTGAGCCATAGCCCCCGCCTCTGTTCATATCGGCGCTATAGCCGCCAAAGTCTCCTAGTTTTCTTTGGAACTCAATTAGCGATAAATAGGCGGCGTAATTTTCTTGCTCTTGTAATATGGCAAAAGCCGTAGCGCGCTCGGTAGCAGCATCGGCATATTCTATAACTGCATCTATAGAGGTGTTAGGGTCAAAAACTACAGGTGCTACATAGTCTCCTGTAGGGATACCTGAGCTTTGTCTAGTGCTAGGTGTTGCCCCTGCCTGCGCCAAAAGCCTTAGCATCTCGCGTATCTTGTCTAAAGCCATATTTAGATTTTCTTGATCTATAAGCTCTTTAGGTTTTAGACTATCCAAAACTGTCTTAATACCTAACAAAGTAAAGTTTTGGCTTTGCAAGGTACCTAAGATTTTTAAGTCCTCATTAAGTTGTTTTGTGGCGCGTTCAATACGAGCTACATCTTTAGAGGCTATGGCATCTTCAAGCTCATTTATGGATTGTTTTACCTTTAAGCGTTGTATGTCATTAGCAATAGATAGTACTTGAGCAGCGCTTTCAGCTTTGCCTAAAGCCTCAGCCTGGCCAATTAGGGCTGCGTTAAGTTGGATTTTGTCCATATCAAAAACATCTTCGCCCTTGCCTAAGGCTAACTGGCCTGCGGCTATTGCCTTGTCTAATTTAGCCTGCTCTTTTTTGGCTTTTGTAGTTGCTAACGCCGCCGCAGCTTGAGTTTTAGCCAGCTTGGCTAGCTCTTTATTACGCTTAATTGCCTCAAGCTCTGCTTTCTTTCTAGCTGCAGCATCCGATACGCCCGTAGCTTGATTAGCTAAAGTCATAGGCTGGCTAAAAGGCTGTGGGCCTTTAATCTCTTTTAATAACTCAGCTGCACGTTGTGGGCTAAATCTGCCTAATACGTTGCCAACTGCACCAAAAACGCCTTTGACTATGCCTGCGCCTGGAATAGTTCCTATCTGCTCTTTAAGGTAAATAATGCTGTCAATAAAATTAGCTAAAGATTTAGCCGCATTTTCTATATCTGTGCCTAAGTTTGCTATACCGTCATTACCACCCACAGAGGTAATTGCATTGACTAAACTTTCTCCAATAATTTCTTTAGCTTTATTAGCCGTCTCACTTAGTATTGCTAATTGGCCAGTATATGTAGCAGCCGCTGCCGTTGCTGCACCTGCAAAATTATTATTTAACTTAGTCTGCAACTCATTAAAACTCATAGCAGCTAACTCAGCTGTGGTCAGCCCAATATCATATTTTTTAAGAGCTTTAGTATTACCTATATATGCTTGAGATAAATCTTGCGCGGCTTCTGTGACATCAACTGAATTAGCAGCTGCCACATCTAAAGCTGTGTTAAAAATCTCTATAGATTTAGCAGTCGAACCTGTAACTGTTAACAAAGCCTGGAAAGCTGTCGTAGCTTGGCCGCCAGTTACCCCATAAAGTTTGCCTATTTTGTTTATGTATTGATCTATATTTTGCTGGTCAAAAGCCAGGCCTAGATTTTTTACAGTATTAGCTAGTATTGCCGCCTCTTTTTGGGCGCCTGTAAACGAGTTAACAGCCGACTTACCAAAAGATACAAAAGCTGCAGTACTAAGGCTTACACCTAATACGCGGCCTAAACTCTTTACGCTGCCCGTAAGTTTTTTGGTAGCTTTGTCAGCATCTAGAAAAGCCTTTTTACCTAAGAATTGGCTGGCTATATTTACTACTAGATCGGTAGCCATTAGGCAGCTCTCCTTGTATGTTCATAAAACATTTTTGAGGCATTTTCTAACGCCTTAATAACAGCTGCATTAGCTCGCCCGTTATCCTCAGCCCAGGCTCTAAATATCAAACGCCCAGTTAACTTGCGCCCTGGGGCACCTACTAAACCCTTAGGGCGGGCGTTGACTAGCTGGCCAGTACTGTTTAAGTTTTCTATAAACTGTTTTCCAGCATTAGGGTTAAGTGAGTTGTTATAACCCTTACGCTGAGAGTTATCCTTTTCTTGATAATACCTAATAGTAAAATCTCCTGGGCCGTCTCCTGTGCGATAAACAACGCTGGCAGGTTTATAGTTTGGTTGGCCCTGTGGATTTTTACGGCCCGCTGTTTCATAGATCGCACCCGCGGCAGACTTGTTAAGGATACGGGCTAAGGCTACAAAGCCGTTTTTATTAGGCTTAGAAGGTGAGGTTGAATAAGTAATTCCAGCCTTAGCCTGCATAGCGTTAAACTTGGGGAACGGGCGGTAAGTCAGGTTTTCGGTACCCGATGAGGTTTTAGCCCAGCCCGATAAGACTTGGCCGTCATTAGGCACGTAACCTCTAGCTACTGTAGTAACAGTTTTTAACGCTGCCGCCATTTGTGTCTGAGTCTCTTTAGATAGGTCAGGTGCAAAACGCTTAAGGGCTACGCGGAGCTGTACGGCCCCTTCTAGCTCTACTGGCATTTTGTTGCTCCTTAGCTCTATCGTTTATGACCTTTAACATATTCTTAAACATATTTGCATCAAGGTCTAGTAAATACTGGGGCGCGATACCCGTCTCTACGGCTAGCTGTGCGACCAGGTAACCAAAACTACCGCGCCCCACTATTGCGAAGGGTCATCGTCCAATACCTCAACCTTAGCTAAGGTGTCTAAAAACTCTGCCCCAAACATCGGTACGGTTTGCCCGCTTGTGCGTAAACACTCCCAGGCTAGCCAGTACACATCACTTTGCTTTTCATCATCTCTAAAGGCTTTGTGAAAGCCTTTTTTTGCATATAACTCAAAAGCATACTCAATACGTGGCGTAATCTGATGATCCGATACGCTGCCGTCTGCCCTTGTTATTTTAAGTTTTGCCATTGTGTTAGCCCCTTTTGTTTATTCTCAGGTAGTTGTAATTACGATTGGTGAATTACAGGTAAAGGTAATGCTTTGAGTAGCAATATCTGCAACAGCGCCGTTAATGTCAGTAGTGTTATTTACCAAGATAGTGGTGCTGTATAGCGGGTTAGTTGCTGATACTGCCGCGCTTGTCTGCTTTAGTGTTAGCGGTACTGTTGTACCCCAGGCAGCTTGCAAAGTAGCGTTTACGTTTGCTGCAGCTGTATCGCTCAAAAAGTCTAGAGTAATAGTGCTGGCCTCTAGGCCTTTAACAAACTTATGAGCTGTATCGCCCATAGCTGTAA